TGATGAGTTTGCAGCGAAACATACTAAAAGCTGGTTTTACAACAGAGCAAGACCGGATGTTATTATCAGTGCAGAGGGTTTGACACCAGAAGATACGAGACGATTAGAGCAAGACTGGTTAAACAAAAATCAGGGATTTTGGCGTGTTTATAAGCCTTATTTTCTAAGCAAAAAAGTGGACGTGCAGACACTAAACCAGACATTCGAGAATATGCAGCTTGTAGAGCTTAGAAAGTACGAGCGAGACACTATAATCCATGTCTACGGTGTACCACCAGAAATACTTGGGATAGTGGAAGCTTCAAACAGGGCTACTATTGAAGCAAGCGATTATCTGTTTTCTAGGTGGGTTATACAGCCGAGGCTGGAGCTTCTGAGAAGTTATTTACAGGANANNCTNNTNCCTGANTTNGANGANAGGCTAATCTTAGAATATGATAACCCAGTACCAGAAGACAAGGAATACGCACTACGTGTAGCCCAAGCAGCACCATGGAGTCTGACAGTTAATGAATGGCGTGAACTTGGAGGACATGGTAAACTAACAGAAGCAAACGGAGATGTTTATCCGTTGCCTTATAATATGTACTTTTCGCAGAACTACGGATATATGCCGCAAGAAGCACCAAAGGAAGATGNAGACATAGAGACCAAGAGTAAGAAGAAAACTAAAAGCAAGAAGAAGACAAAGGAAGGATTAGAGNTGGAAGGCAAAGATGCAAAGGAGGAATTAGATATGGAGAACAAACAAGAGGTAAAGGGGGGAGATGAATAGTGCTTGTAGATTCTAAGACATTCAAAGAAGCAGAAACAAAAGACAATTTAGCAGTTTACAAGAACTTTACAGTAGAAGAAGTGCAAGAAGTTGAGGATTTAGTGCTTGAATTCACTATTTCAACAGGTAGTGTTGACAGAGACGCAGACACTATTAATCCGAATGGGTGGAAACTTGATGCGTACAACAAGAATCCAGTGGTGCTATTCGCGCATGACTACAACAGTCCACCGGTAGCGGTAGCATTGGCTACATGGGTAGAAGATGGCAAGCTAAAAAGCAGGGCTAAGTTCACACCTAAGGAAGTTTATCAGTTCGGGTATATGATATATCAATTATATAAAAACGGCTTTATGCGGGCAGCATCAGTAGGATTTAATCCGATTAAATGGAAGTACAGCGAGGACAGAGACGGCGGCATTGATTTTGAAGAGCAAGAATTGCTGGAATGGAGTTGCGTACCTGTTCCATCAAATCCAGAGGCATTGGTAGCAGCGAGTGCTAAAGGTATTGATATTGAACCGATGAAGAAATGGGCTAAGCATATTTTAGAGTACGACAAAGGTGCTATAACATATGGGAGAGCTCATCCTGACGGTACACCACTGGCACCAGAAGATGAANCNTGGGATGGACAGGCAGAAGTAGCGGCAGCATCTGTAGATGACCTCAAAGTCATGTGCGCATGGTATGACACCGATAACCCAGACATTAAGAGCAGTTACAAGTTACCGCATCATAGAGCAAGCGGTGGACATGCGGTAGTATGGCGTGGTGTAGCAGCAGCTATGGCGGCATTGATGGGNGGACGCGGAGGAGTGGACATACCAGAAGAAGACAGGAAGGCAGTGTACAATCACTTAGCTAAGCATTATGAGGAGTTTGAGAAGACTCCACCAGACTATGCGATGCTTGACAAAAAGCATGCAAAACTCGACGCAGAAACAACAAAAACTGGTGCAGTTTTAAGCAAAACTAACAAAGAAAAGTTAGAACAAGCACGAGATTTAATTCAAGAAGTACTCGATACGGCAGAAAGAACAGATACGGACGTAGAAGAGGGTATCGATGTAGATGTCATAAAGGAATTAGTAAGTGAAGCATTGAAGCGTGAAATACGCAAAATGCAGGGTAAAATAGATTAAAAGGAGGAGGAAGAATGGATATTGAAAAACTAAAGAAGACAATCGATGAGATTGTTAGTGAATCTGTAAAGCCGTTAAAAGAACAGCAAACAGATTGGACAACAAAAATTAAAAAGGAGGAATACAAAGTGGAAGAAAAACAAGACAAAGGTTTAAGAGTAGCAAGAATTGTAAGAGCTTTAGCTGCATCTAAGGGAGACCATGAGAAAGCAGCATTTTATGCTAAAAAGAATTTTGATGATAGCGCTGTAGTAAAAGCTTTGGAAACTGGGACTGGAACAGCTGGAGGTTTTATTGTACCTGAAGAGTACAGTGCTGAAATTATAGAACTACTCAGGCCTCAATCTGTAGTAAGACGGATGGGTGCAGTGACTTTACCGATGCGGACTGGCACGCTGAATATTCCGGTATTGGCTGGTGGTGGACAGGCTCAGTATATAGGTGAAAATACTGATATACCGAAGACTGAACCTTCTTTTGGTACTATACAGCTCACATTCAAGAAACTTGCAGCTTTAGTACCTATATCCAACGACTTACTGAGGTACAGCAATCCCGCAGCGGATATGATTGTAAGAGATGACTTAGTAATGGCAATAGCTGAGAGAGAAGATAAAGCTTTTATTAGAGGTGAAAGGGCAACGAGTGGAAACCCGCAGCTTACTCCAGTAGGCTTGAGGTACTGGGCACCAACTACTCATGTCATTGAAGCCAACCAGACTGTATCTGCTGAGAATGTGGCTAAGGACTTAGGCAAGCTGGTTTTAGCTTTGAAGGAAGCTAACGTGAGATTTATTAGACCCGGATGGCTGATGTCTCCACGTACAGAAATGTACTTACTTACTGCAAGGGATACTAGCGGAGTGTACGCATTTAGGGATGAAATGGTAACTGGTAAGCTGTTTGGTTATCCGTATGCTGTTACTACGAATATACCTGAAAACCTGACTGTAACTGTTGGAGGAACAACAGTTACAGATACTACTGAGGTATATTTGGTGGACTTTGCAGATGCTATTATAGGAGAATCCACACAGCTAATTATTGATGCTTCCACAGAAGCTTCTTATATGGATGTAGTAAATTCCACTCCTGTGATGTACTCTGCATTTTCGATGGATCAGACTTTAATTCGAGTGATAGCTGAGCACGACTTTGTAATGAGACATCCTGAAAGTGTAGCAGTGTTAACTGCTGTGAAGTGGAGCGCTTAGAAATGATTATAAAATTCATTAGGCCAATGCCACCGTATGCTAGTGGTGAGCTGGCTAATGTATCTGAGATGCAAGCACACAGGTTGATTAAGCTTGGAGTGGCTGAAGTGTTTAAGCAAGATATTAAAGAAGAGGTTACTGAAGAGGTTACTGAAGAGACTAAGCATGCGGTGGTACAAAAGAATAAAATGGTACGTAAGTCAAAGGTAGAGAAGTAGGCGATGATATGATCGAGGTACTGGTAGAAGCAGTAAATAGAAAGCTAACAACAGTGGAGACACTGAGAGTAGAACTGGGTATAACTGATACAGCAGAGGATGCACTATTAAGCAAGCTTATAGACCAGGCGAGTGCTATGATAGAGACGTACTGTAACCGTTGTTTCGCAAAACAAAAGTATCGTGAAACAATTCCCGGTTATGGTAATGTATACCTTGCACTTAGCGTGCGCCCTGTTGTCAGCATCGAGTCTGTCAAAGAAGAAGGCAGAGTTATAACTGATTATTCCTTGGATTCACCTTCTTCGGGGCTATTGTATCGGCGTACCGGTTGGGGGTGGAATCCTAGCATAGCTTGGAATATAACATGGCACATAATGGCTAACAGTGAATTAGCAAATTATGAAGTAGAATATACAGCAGGCTATGGACTACCAGGAGAACCTGACAGAACACTACCGGCAGACATAGAGCGTGCTTGCTTAGAAATAGCTAAAACCTGGTACCTCGAGAATCAGCAAGGGACAAACATACAGAGCGAGAGCTTGGGCGATTACTCTGTAACTTATGCAAAACCAGCAGATCGTACACTACCGCAAACTGTACTGTTAACACTTGATAGGTGGCGAGTGTTTATATGAACCATCTATTCAATAAGATACTAACAGTTATGCGTAGTGCAGAAGTCAGCGATGGGCAGGGCGGATGGAAGAAGACGTACCAACCAATAGGACAGATGAAAGGACGCATAAGCGTAGCAAACATAGCAGAGAGGACAGCGGCAGCACAGGAACACGCGGTAGTGTCGCATGTTGTGTATTGTAGTGCAGATGAAGACATAAGACGCGGAGACTTAGTAACTGACGGCAGAATAACNGTAGAGATANTAGNAGTACGCAATCCGAGTGAAGCAGACCATCATTTAGAATGTCCTGGGGTGGAAGTACANAATGGATAAAATCAANTTAAAAATAGANTATGACAANGCAATTAANACAGGCAATATAGAGGACAGAGTAGAAAAAACATGCGAGTTTATAAGTGAAGAAGTGAAGCGTACGCTATCAAAACCAGGGACAGGTAGGGTGTATGTACGCGATGGTAAGATGCATAGGGCATCCACCCCAGGACAACCACCCGCAAAAGATACAGGCACGTTGGAGGATAGCATAGAGTACAAAGTAACAGAAGAGGGCTATGATGTAGTAGGCTTGGTAGGTTCAACAGCAGATTACGCTATTTACTTGGAGTTTGGAACATCAAAGATGGCAGCAAGACCATTCCTGAGGCCTGTATTAGAAAACAAAAAGAAGGAAATAGTGGATAAATTCGTGGAGGGTGGTAAATAATGTCAGTATTTACAAAAGGAATATATGACAGATTATATAATGACCCGANACTCAGAAGCTTAATTAATACTTATAATAATGAGCCGGCTATTTTTACAGTGGAACCTGTCCCTGGTAATGCAAGGCTTCCATATATAGTAGTAAGCGGGCCTATCAGTGATGTACCGTTTGATACCAAGACATCACTGGGGAGAGAGCAAACGGTAGATATTAGATGCTACACGGAAAACAATGGGAGTAAGAAAGAAGTGGAAGAAATAGCAGAACGAGTACGTGAATTATTTCACAGACAATCAATAACAATAACAGGGTATAAGAACATAATAACGAGTTGTACCGGGCCTGTCTTCATACCAGAAGACGAGGCACTTGGCATGGTTGTAACAGTAAGATTTATATTCGAAAGGAGGAATTAAAATGTCTGAAGTAGTAGGCAAAAACGGTAGTGACATTCTAATAACAATAGGTGGTATGGTAGTAGGATCTCAAAGAGATGCTACTATTGACGAATCTTCTGATGTGGTTGATATTTCTAGCAAAGAAAGCAGAGCACGTAGGATTTTACCTGGCAGGTATTCTTCTACTTTAAGTTTAGATGCGTTGTATGTACCAGATTCGGTTTCTTATACAGCTATCAAAAACGCAATGCGTGAAGGGACATTGGTAAACGTTGCAGTAATGGATAACAATATTAACATAAAATCCGCAATGGGTTATGTTACCTCTTTAAGCGAAGAGTATCCTGACCAAGGCGAAGCTACAGTTTCAATCACCATTGAAATCGATGGCGAGTGGACTGAATTAACTGGAGGGACATAATAAATAATGGCTAAGCCGTTTGTAACAATTAAACTAGACAAACCGAGAAAACTGCGTTACACTATTAACGCAATGGTAACTTTGGAGGATTTGACTGGCAAACCTTTTGCAAGTTTTGTGGCTGGTTTTAACGATGAAGGCTTTAGTTTTAAAGACCTACGAGCGTTAGTATGGGCTGGGCTTATAGACGAAGATCCTTCATTAACACCCGAAGACGTTGGCAATTTATTAGATAAAGCACAAGACCTTACAGAAGTGTTAGCAAAGGTAGGCGAAGCTTTAGAAACCGCTGTAGGTGGGCAAAAAAAAGTAGAGAAAGAACAGGACAAGACGGAGAAGGAAACAGAGACGTAGACTGGGACTGGGATGATGTGCAACGTATAGCATTTGGTTTACTCGGCTTAAAACCATGGGAGTTTGGTAGTATGACTATAGCCGAGTTTAATTTAATGTTAGAGGGATACGAGCAACGCATCACGTTTGAAACACAGCAAACAAGATACCATGCATGGTTAGTTGCCAACCTAGTGCGTGCTAAAAAGATACCAAAATTAAAAACATTGTTAGATATTAAAAAACCAGCAGAAGACAAACCTATAGAAGTGCGAAGGCAAGAACACCAAGAGTTAGTGGAGCGGTACCTAAAAGCAAGGGAGGGAACATTAAATGGCTGATAATGTAATAGGCGAAGCATCGATTGAAATCCGTGCTAGCACAGAAAAATTTCAACGAGACATCGCTGGGTTAACCAAAGAAGTGCAAAAGTCGGCAACTTCTATTTCTGATAAATTTAAACAGATAGGTAAGTCAATAAGTAATGCAGGTAAAACCCTTACTACCAAGGTTACCGCTCCTATAGTTGCACTTGGTGTAACTACTATGGCAGCATGGNAACAAGTGGANGAAGCAGAAGACACAATTATAACCAAAACAGGAGCAACGGGTGAAGAGTTTAAAAATCTAAAACAAGTATTTCAAAACATTGCAAAAACCATGCCCGTTGACATGCAGACCGTTGGCGAAGCCGTAGGTGAAATGAATACCCAGTTTAAGCTAACGGGACCCGCGCTAGAAGAAGCTACTAAACAGATGTTACAATTTGCACAGATTAATAACACGGATGTTACCACGGCAACACAAAATGCGAAAGCAGCTATGTCCGCTTACGGGCTTCAAACCAAAGATTTAGCTTCTATTTTAGATGCAGTAACAAAAGCATCGCAAGACACGGGGTTAGGTGTAGACCAGATTTTTGATTCTGTAGTACGTGGTGCACCACAGATTAAAGCATTAGGTTTGGATTTTGCCACCGCGGCGCAACTAGTAGGTAGCTTTGAACAGCAAGGTTTAGATTCTAGCAAGATGTTAATGAGTTTGTCAAAAGCACAAGTTAACTTTGCAAAACAAGGCAAAACATTATCGCAAGGTATGAAGGACTTAATGAGAAAGATAAAGGGTACCAAAGATCAAACCAAACAATTACAATACGCTAGTGCTATTTTCTCTGGTAGATCTGCACCCCAGATGGTAGATGCTATAAACCGAGGTGTGTTTGATTTCTATGCTTTAGGAGATGCAGCAGAGAGTGCAGCGGGTGCAGTTAAAAGAACTTTTGAAGAGACGCTTGACCCTGCGGACAAGTTTACCACAGCAATGAATAACTTAAAACTTGCTTGGGCAGAAATAGGTGGAGAAATATATGAAATTTTATCACCTTATATAGATAGTTTTATACAAAACATTCAAAAGTTTTTAGATTGGTTTCAAGGTTTACCACCTGAAACAAAAGATACAATTATAAAAGTAGCAGGTGCGTTTGCTTTGCTAGGACCCATATTGATGTTTATAGGTAGCCTTGTAAATGCTTGGGGAGTGATTTGNGGTGNATTTGCAGCNATAGGTAGGAGTATTATTTTACCAATTATAAAAGCTATAGGTAGTGTATTAAGTTGGCTTTGGAAGGGAGTGCTTGTTCCCGCTCTTCAATGGATCGCTGGAATTTTAGGTGTATCTGTAGGCTGGGCAGCAGTTATAGTAGCAGCTGTAGTAGCAGTGGTTTATTTAATAATAAAATACTGGGATCAGATTAAGGCATTTTTAATAAAAACATGGGATATTATTAAAAACGTTGCAATTACAGTTTGGAACGCTATTGCTGGCTTCTTTACTGGTTTATGGAATGGCATCGTTACCGTCGTGCAAAGTGTATGGAACTGGATCGTTGGNTTTTTAACTGGTTTATGGAATGGCATTAAAAATACCGCTACCTCTATTTGGAACAGCGTTGCAGGATTTTTCACTGATTTATGGAATGGTATTAGTACTACAGTAAAAGGTGTATGGGATAGCATTACCACGTGGTTAGGTAATACATGGAATGGTATTAAAAATACCGCAAGTAGCATTTGGAATGGCATATCTGATTTCTTTACAGGACTCTGGGATGGTATTTCAAAAACATTTACTAACGCATGGAATAGTATAACAGATGCACTTTCACGCGTATGGGATGGTATTTCTCAAACCACAAAAGATGTTTGGAATGGTATTCTAAACACGATTAAAGGTGTTATTAATACTATTATCGCTGTTATAAACGGTATGATTGATGGTATTAATAAGATAACAAAAGTTAAAATGNCGTTAATCGGTGGTAAAACTATAGGCTTTGAAATACCTAAAATACCATTACTTGCCGAAGGTGGCACCATTAAACGACCAGGGCTTAGTATTGTAGGAGAAGCGGGACCAGAATTACTATCACTACCGCAAGGCGCGACAGTGCAACCGTTAGACACGGCAGGACCTATTAACATAACAGTAACAGGCAACTACTTTCAAAACAGAGATGATATTGATAGAGTAGCC